GCATCATTCACCGGTTGGTCAACATCTACACCATATGATTCAATCGAAGAAACTTATTACTATGATGCTCCTTCATTAGGTGCGGGTACATTTGATGATAATAAAATTCGATTAGAAGATAATGAACTAATTGGAACATTAGATGTTAAAACTAGAGCTGAACGTAGTCAATTTGATAAAGCTCCGATAGATAGTAAAAAACTAGGAGTATATTTTTCTCCACAAACAATGATTGATGAAGATATCATTGCACAATATGGATATATTAGTTTAGATGAATATATTGGCGATCCAGGTGAACCGGATTCGAAATCATATCCTAGATTAATACAAAAAGCTCAAGAATATTGGAAAAAATATGCTAATAGAAACGATATAAATTCATACATAAAAATATTTTCTTTATTCGATTTAGCATTCTTTAAACAATTAGAACAATTATTACCGGCACGTACTGATAAACTAGTAGGGGTATTAGTTCAACCAAATTTATTTGAGCGTAGTAAAGATAAAATATTACCAGCTATACAAAGATTTGATTCTGCATTTTCGGCAAGTTTACAAAATGTATCACCAACTGCATCAGGTGATTATCTTGCATATACCGGAAGTATTGAAAATCAAATCATGACATTAACAGCTGAAGATGACGATCAGTGGCAAGGATATTTAACAGCATCACAATCTGAAAAATATGATGGATTTCCGTATTCATATGATTATTTATTGAGATCCGGTAGTGCTTGGATAACTGCATCTACTCCGTATTGGATTAGTGAGGCTACGAATCCATCAATTATTTCAAGTGTTAGATCAGAATATAGATTTATATCTGGTACTGTATCGTATACTGTAGAAGATGTAGTTGGTGCTGTGTATGGTGCTGGAACATATGGTACTGGTAGTTATGCTATACTTACATATGGATTATCTGGTAGCTTAGCCGAAGTTCAGGATTATATACCAGCTGGTATTGCAAATCATAGATTTGATGGATCAAAATTAAATTCGCCAGGATTTAACATAAATTCTACACAGACTGTAGATGGTGGTCCGGTTGTCGAATGGAGAACTACTAATCCAAATCAATTAATTTATCAAACTGCAGGTGAACAAGGTTCATTTGTTTTAGTTTAACCAAAATTAATAGTATGTATATTTATATAAAATAAGGTTAAAACAATATGGGATACTTAGATAATACAAGCGTAACGGTTGATGCAATTTTAACATTAAAAGGCCGAGAATTACTAGCCAAGGGCGGAAATGCATTTAGCATTACACAGTTCGCAGTTGGCGATGATGAAATTGATTATTCATTATGGAATCCGGATCATCCATTAGGGACAAATTATTACGGTACTATTATTGAAAATATGCCAATAACAGAAGCTATACCGGATGAAACACAGGCATTGAAATACAAACTTATTACATTGCCAAAACAAACAACTAACATACCAGTAATTACCGTAGGGAATACGAATATTGTATTAGTAGCACCAGGCGATAGCGCAATTGTAGCTCCTAACACAAGTAATTTCCAAGGAGGAAATGCTAATCTAGGATATACTGCAATTCTTTCTGATTCTACCGTTGCTGACATTCAAGTTACTAGAGCATTACAAAATTCAGTACTACCTACGACACCTAGATATATCGGCGATAATGAAGATGCACAGAGTGTAGCAGTAGCAGGATTTGAATTCCGTATCGTTGCTAAAACGCAAATGCTTGAAGATAAAACTGCTACTATCACGATTATCGCGAATGAAACAGGTGGTAGTATAACAATTAATTTAACTGTTAATAAAGCAACTACTGCTACTATTTAATAGACATAAGATATGAACATGAAAACAACGATTGAATTATTGAAACGGCAACCTAGGCTAGGACAAAGACCTCCGCAAAATCAACCAACAACTACTCCAACAGCTGTTACGAATGTTGCTACCGGTAGAGCTGCTGGCGCTGCACAGACTGCTATTAACGAGCAAGTACAACAATTGGCACAGCAATTAGCGAACCAAATGGTTGCTGAAATGCAACAAAGTCAAATAATTTCTAGAAACGGTCGTGTATTTACAAAGTTTGATACAGTTAACGATGTAGTATCAAATCAGACAGAAGTAGTTACCGCAGGATTATGGAGTGATAATGTAGCAAGTTTAACTACATATTTTACTGCATCTACACAGACTACATCACAACGTCGTTATTATGTAGATGTTTATCAAGATTTAGCAACTGCTGATGGTGCTGCAGTACAATTTTCTTTAGCATTTGGTCACGCATTGGGAAGTGGATCAGATTCTCAAGGTCAATTAAATGATTCCCCTAGTAAAGCAGTTTATTCACAATATCGACAACTACTTCTTAATCCAACTGATACTCGTTTTACGACTGCAGGATCTGGTAGTACTGACTATATTTATGTAGTTAACTTTAAAAGAAACCGTCTCAAAGAACGTTTAGATGCTGGTAATTTTGAATTACCACTTCGTTTAATTTCAGGCTCTCGACCTACGAATGCGACTGGTAGTGTTGCTGTATCAAGTTCTAAAATTGTAACACTTATAGATGATTCTAGCATCGCAGATCCGACATTTAAAGGAGCTGGTAAAGTTTATAATATTGTATCTGGATCTATTGATGGTGGTGTACATAATGCATCAGCACCAATATATTATGGATTAGCTTATCCAGATTATGGTACATTAATATTAGATGGTAAAATGTTAGACCAACAATTAAATTTCCAAACCGTAACTGGTTCTAGTGTTGAAGGTAATAATCATTTTGCATTGTATCATTCAATCTCCGGATCTGCATTATTAACTAATCCAGCAACTTCTGATCCATATGGGTTCCAAGCTCGTAATTCTGAAAAAGTTACTAGTACTCATTATTTTGTTAGAATTAAAAATGCAGAATATAATTTTTCGAATAATCCATCATATGTAACGGGTAGTGTCGGTCAAATTTCACAAACAACTTTTGTGGGTGATCCTAAAACATATATAACAACCGTAGGATTATATAATGATCGTCAGGAATTGTTAGCAGTAGCTAAATTAAGTAAACCATTACTAAAATCATTCCAACGAGAAGCATTGATTCGTGTTAAATTAGATTTCTAAAAAATAACTAGATTTAAGCCCTGTTATATTTATTATAAATGTAGCAGGGTTTTTACTGAATATGGCAGAATCTAGAATAACATCAGAACAAGATACATATCAAGGCGTATATCCATCAGTTTTTAAAAAAATTGATACTGCCGATGTTATGGTTAATTCATTTCCTGCTTATAAGTCCTGGTCATTTACTTCGGGTAGTGCTACTTCGAGTTGTTTACCGTTAATTGGAATATATACGGATACTACTACATTACCAGCAATTGGATCTGAATTAACATTTAATGATGTAAAGAATATCGATGGAAGTTTGCAATCCGTAACATATTTTTCAATTAACCATTTGTTTTATAAATGGAAATCACAGCCATTAAATACATTTGGTCCAACTGATTTAAATCGAACAAAAAAATATCTATATCAAACAGCTTCTATTTTTTCAATACCACAAGTAAAAATAGGTGAATCTATAAAACCAGGTTCATTTACATATAATAGTCCAACTGCAGCAAAATTAGCATCAGATAGATATGGTAACTTATATGATACTGAATTTAATACTGCATCTATCGTATCTGGGGTTAACTGGTATGAAGGTTTTAATGAATACTTTGATATATCTAGATTAACATATGAAAATCAAAATGTAACATTTATACCAGGTATACCTACAACAACTAATTTAACATTACCAGTTGGATATGCAGCAAAGTTTAACGGAAATGGCTATATGTCAGATAATATTCCGGGATATTATGATAGAGATCACGATTATTCTATAGCATTTTTTATTTCAGCATCATCTACTGGTACTAATAATCAATTAATTCTAGCAAAAGCATCTAGTAGTTTATCACCTACATATCCTTTTAAAATTCAATTAAGCGGTAGTAAACAAATTGTTTTTACAGTAGGCGGCAGTACTCAGTTTTCTACTAGTATAACATCATCGATAATTGTTACTGGTTCGTGGACACATGTTGTATGTCAAAAATCTGGTAGTAATCTTCAAATGTATATAAATAATAATCTACATGCATCTGCATCTAGTGTGTTATTAGAAAATACATTATCTCCATTTACAGCTTCTTCTAGAATTAATAACACAGATCCATTATATATCGGTGGTTTTAGTACCCAAAGTTCTAATCTCTACGGAG